ACAAATCACAGAGATAGAAGGTTCTAACCCAGCAGGAAACTCTGAATCAGCAGGTCCAGGTTTTAATCTTGCTAACCTTTCTTTTATAGTAGGAGTCAAAAAAGGAGACTTCAGAATCAAAGAGCAAAGAGTGTTTGGTTCTACAAAAATAACTTAGGAGCTAGTATGTCCCATTACGCAAATTATGTCAAAGAGTTAAAAGATTCTACAGTAGTAGAAGATGAGTACGGTTTTTATCAATATAAACTATGCCCTCAACATCTTTTTATAGAGGAGCTTTATGTTGACTCTCGATATAGAGGATTTAGAGAGGCAAAAAGGTATATAAGAGAAATGGCTAAAATAGCTAAAGATAATGATTACACATACTTAATGGGTGCTATTGCATTAAACAATAAAAACCCACTAAAACTTTTAAGTTTGTACTTAAGAAATAATTGTAAACTACACTCTACTGATAGGAATTATATTTATTTAACAATTAATATAGAAGATGCAGAGGCTTTGGAGGCTTAAGATGCAAATTATAAAACCAAAACTATTCGGACCTAAACTATGGGCAACAGGACCTCTTAAGTGCTTTAAAGGCACAAGTACAAATACAGGTACAGGTACAGGTACAGGTACAGGTACAGGTACAGGTACAGTCTTTACGCCCCCACTACAAGACCCAGATCCAGCCCCAATCGGAGGACAGCCAATTATAACAGTAGGAGATCCAGATCCAGCTCCACCTACTACAATCGGAGGAGACCCAATTATAACAGTTGGAGATCCAGATCCAGCCCCCCAACCTTCCAGTGGAGGTCCAAGTAAAGGTCCAAGTGGAGGTCCAAGTGGAGGTCCAAGTGGAGGTCCAAGTGGGGGAGGTGAGACTCCACAAGAAAGAGAATCTCGACTTAAAAGAGAGGAAATAGAAAGGAAAAAAAACGAAGCTCAAGCGGCAAAAGAACGTGAAAAGAGACAAGCAGACAAAAGAAAAGCTGAACTAAAAAAACAACAACAAGCTTTAGACGCAAAAAGAGAAAAAGAATTACAAGAAAAAACTGAAAGAGAAATAGACGCTCTTGACAATAGGAATTTTTTTGAAAGACTTGCAGACACTCTTTACACTGGAGATCTTGCATCTTTTGGAAGTCAGACTGCTGCTACACTAGGAAGACAAAGATATGATGATGCTCGAAAAACAAACGGTATTAAGGAAGCTCGTAGACTTGGAAGACCTGTCATAATTGATGGTAAACTATACAAACCTGGAATGCAAACTCCAGAAGAAGCTGAAGAAGAACGACAAATGGCTGCTGATTTTGGTATCAGTGTAGACCAACTTAGAAAAGAATTTGATGAAGAAGGTACGCCTGAAGAAAGAATGGCTAGAAAAGTTAGAGCTGTCCAAGAAGAAGAGTTAGCAGCTTCAAAAGGTTTTGACTCTGTTGAAGAAATGAGGGACGCAGAGTTTGAACAGAGTCAATTTGGACAGGACCCAAGATTTGGCTCTGTTGAAGAATTTCAAAGTTTTAAAGAATCTCAGAGAAAGAGACCTGCTGTAGGAGAAAGAGATCCTTTTTCTGTAACTGGAGCAATGGAACTTAATCCTTTCGTGCAGCAACAAAACAGAAGAAGACTTAGACAAGACCTTATAAATTATGAAAGAGGAGTTTATTCTGCTGATGATTTTAGAAAAGATTATGGACAAGAACCACCTGATGTATTAACCAGAAATCAATTAATAGAAGGTCTAGGTTATGCAGGAAGCCTACTTAGTCCAGCTGCAATTCCTGTAAGTCAACTTGCCAGCTTTATATCCTCAAAAGTTTCTGACCCTGCTACTGCTTTAGAAGCTGAAGAATCATTAGCACAAGATGCTCAAGACCAAGCTGAAGCTGATGCAGCAGCAGCAGTAGATCCAAGGGACGAAGAACCACAAGAAGTTACACCTCCTAGACCTGGAGGAGGCGATCCTGTACAAAAACAAGTTGATTATCTTGTACCTATGACACCTGCTGACCCTGATGCTCCTACTGAAGACGAATTAGGAGATCAATTAGTTAAAAGAGAAGCTCAGAGACTAAGAGAACAAACTCTAGCAATGCAAATATCACAAATTAGGGCATTACCTATTAGTGCTGGTCAAAAACAATTAATGCTAAGAAGAATGCAAGAACGTTTTGATCTTAAGTTTGGACCTCAAGTTCAAACAGCTTTATTGAAAGAAAGACAAGATAGAAGAGATAGGGCAGAAGGAAAAGAAGTCAAATCAGATCCCGAAACTGGAGAACCTCTATGGCTTGCAGGTTTAAATGCGTTTGTAGCAGGTTTACCTATAATTGATCAATTAGGTAAAAAGTTTAAATTATTTGAAGAAGGTGGATTTGTATCTGGACCAGGGACAGAAACCTCAGACTCTATACCTGCTAGATTATCTGATGGAGAATTTGTAATAAAAGCCTCTGCTGTACGTGGTTTAGGTAAAGCCATGGGTGCAAACGGCAAAGAAGAAGAGAGAGCTAAAGGTGTAGACTTCTTATATAAATTACAAGATAACATGGATAAAGTTGAGAAGCTTCAAAATGGTGGAGAAGTTAAAGAGGGTAAAAAAAGATCACTACAACTTTTAATGAATGAGTTAGCTAAAAGAAACAAAGGAATGTTAGGAAAAGAACCTGGGATGAATAAACAAAAAGTTCAAGCTCTTTTAGAAAGAAAAAACAGAGAAATAGCAAAAAGAGATCAACTAATAAACAAACTTATGCAGGGTGCTAAACCTGGAAAGTTTTTCGATAAACCAAGACTTCCCATGGCTAAAGGTGGAGAAGCCTACGCTAGACCTAAGAAAGCTTTTAAGGAAGCCATAGGCTATGAATCAGAGTCAAGATTTGACGATAAAGCTGCTAAAGATGCAAAACATGGTGGAGCTAGACGTAAATTCAGACACTTCCAAATGGGTGGTGCTGTTGACATTAAACCCCCTTCTATGTTAAAAGATCAGTTTAAAGTTTCTTCTTCTGGAGGTTACGGCTCAGTAGTGGCTGCTCAAGGCGAACTCATGAGACGGATTGAAGAACTTGAAAGAAGAGTAGGAAAGTAACATGAACAGGAGAGTAATTAGTGTTAAGAGCGATTTTAATTTTTGTACTATTAGGGAGTACAGCCATGGCTAAATTTAATTTAGAACGGATGAAGAAACTTGCTAAACTTAGTGGAGTTCCTTTACAAAGGATATTAAAGTTCCAACTTCAAGAATCTCAAGGAGGGACACTGCTTACAGGTGATAATGGTAAATCAGGTGGAGACTTACATCTATTAAAAAGTTCAGCTTTATTATTAACTAACCCTAAAATACCTATAATGAAAGATGGAAAATTTACAGGAAGGTATAGAAAAGGTATTTTAGCTGATAAAAAACTTCATGATATTATAAAAAAATTAAATACTAAAATAGAAAACGGTAGTTCAGAGTACAGTAGATGGTTGGTATCTAACGAAGATTTACAAGATAAACTAGTAGTAGGTTTATTGAAAGATACTCAGTCAGGGGTAGAGAGGTATGTAAAAAAGACATTTAATAGAAAACCTACAGAAGAAGAGTATTATGCTTTTTGGAACGCTTCTCCTGGGGCTGCTAAGTTAGCTATAAAAGATGGGTTTAAATCAAAAGCTCCAGAAGCTCAAAGATTACAAAAAAATATAAATATTTATAGAAAAAAAGTATTAAAAAAGAAATCAGAAGTTTCTGAAGCTCCTAAGGTTTCAAAACCTTCTAAAGACTCTAAACCATTTGCACAAGCTTTTAAAGAAGCTAGAGGAGAAGGTAAGAGAGAGTTTACTTGGAGAGGTAAAAGATATCTCACTTTAGAAAAAGGTGAGTCTATGGATGAGTTTGAAAAAAAATTTAAGTTTGTAGATGATCAGAAGTTTGACAGTCCAGAAGAGTTTGAACGGTCTAAAGACGAAGGTTTAGCCAAAGAACAGAAAAAAATAATACAAGAATCAAAACAACCTGAACAAGAAATAAAAGCAGAAGACATAGAGTTGGAACAAACAATACCAATGGATCAATCAGTTCCTTACGGTGTTTTTGCTCAAGGAACAGATGAGTTTAGGAGAGCCCAAGAACAAGAATTTATAGGTGCTGATGGTGGAGAAGTTAAAAAATACGACAACGGTGGAGAAGTTATGGACGAATACCAAGACTCTTGGATGAAAAGTTACACAGATTCTTTTCAAGAAGTTGATGAGTTTGAAGGTGATCCCATAACTTCAACAGATCCTATGAAAGGTGTACCTGAAATACAGGGATTTATTCCTGAACGTCAACCTGAAATTGAAACAGAAAAAATAGACATAAAATCTATAGTTAAAAAGTATGTAGAAGGTGGAAAAACTTCTGAAGATAGAAAACAACTAATATCTCTTGTATCTGATGGTAAGACCACTAAAGAAGAGATAAGTTCTCTTATAAGACAAATTGAAAGACCTACTCCAGAGGACATGACTGCTCAAGGTGGTCGTGAACCTAGAGACACGCCGCCTGGTCCTATGATGAGAAAAGCTTTAGGATTAGATAAAGATCCTATTAAAGAGTCTAAAGGAGTTTCTGACACATCGGAAGAAGTTAAAGATACGGTTGTTAAAGATACTACAACTCAATCTGCCCCTGGTAAGAATTTAAGAAAACTTACTAAAAAAGAATTTTTAGACATAAGACAATTACGAGACGAAAAGAAACTAAGAGAGGCAGAGGATGCAGCCATAGCTCAGGCGATGAAAGCTGCTACTATAGACCCTAATAGATTTTATAAAAACCAAAGCACATTTAATAAAATAGTATCTTTGGTTGGATTAGCTGCTGGAGCTTATGGCGCTTCTAAATACGGTACTCCTAATGTTTTTATAAAAAGACTAGATGATGCAGTAAAAAAAGACATCGAAGCTCAAAAGCTTGGTCAAACTGAAGAAGGTAAGAAATTAGCTGCTGCAAACTTTAAAGTAGCTGTTTTAGCTAAAAGGCTTGCAAGGTCTACAAAAGAAGTAGATAAGAGAAACACCTTAGAAAGGCTATCTCTGTCGTATCAAAGAAAAGGTGAAAAAGCTGCTAAAAAACTAGCTCAGAAAGATTACAATCAATTGCTTTTAGAAGCTGTAAACACAAGAGGTTTAACTGATAAAGAACTTGCTATTATCTCAGTTAACTTACCAAAAATGAAAATTGAACAATCTGTCATAAAAGGTAGAGACGGTCTTAATTATTATGTTAAGGGTGGAGTCTCTAGAGCTAATAAAGTTAAAGAATATGTAGCTAATGCTCAACAAACTATAGACGGTTTAAATGATTTAATAGGTTACGTAGATAAAGTTTCTTTTTTAGAACAGGGTACTTTTAATCCATTTGGTGCTTTATTTTCTCAAGACAGAGCTGAAGCTGAGTCTCTAAGGGATAGGTTAGTTGGTAATCTCAGGATTGAGTTCTTTGGTCCAGGTGTTATGACTGACCAAGAAAGAGAACAAGCTAAGAAAATTCTTGGAGATCCTAATCGTCTTTTTACTACTGATCAAAGAGAGATAGCTAAAATAAGAAATCTTATGATGAAAGTTAACTACGGAGTAAGGCAAAAATTAAGGTCAGACGGAGTTGCCTTGCCAGTATCTGCAAATGAAAGAAAAATAGCTCAAATGCTTAAAAGAAGAAACTTAAGTAATGTTCCTGTAAATAGAAGAAAAGTAGTGGATCAACTTATATTTCAAGAAAAAGAACATGTAGAAAAAGGTGGAAGACCTGGAAAATTCTGGGACCCGAACGAACCTTTAGCCGTCTAGGTGATTTATGTTAACAGAAAAAGATAAAAAATATCTAGAAAGTCTTAGTGTGAAAAAGGAAGAAACTACTCCTGTAGAAGGTCCTTTTTCTGAAGAGGACATGCAGCTTCTAGATAGACAAGAAGAATTAACTGAAAAATATGGAGACTCTGGGGTAAGAACCTTTGTGGAGTCTGCTTTATCTTCAGCTACGTTTGGTCTTAGCGATCAAGCTTACGCAGCTCTTGGCGATGATTTCAAAGAAGCTCTAAGAGAAAGACGTAAAAGAAACGAAGGCGCAGCTTTAGCAGGAGAAATTGCTGGTATTGCTGGTCCAGCTTTATTTTCTGGAGGTAGTTCTTTACTTGCAAAAGGAGCAGGAGCAGCAGGAAAAGGAATAGCTACAGCAGCTAAAGGAGCAGCAGCAGTAGAAAAACTAACTGCTTCAGGTCTTAAAAAATTAATCAAAGACACTGGAAAGAAAAACTTTGCTAGAGAAGTTTTAAGAAAAAGTGTTGCTAAGGGTTCAGGTTCAGCAGTAGAAGGTACCTTTTACGGAGTTGGTGAACTTATAGAAGAGAATGCCTTAGGTAATGCAGAGTTTAATGCAGAAAACCTAGCTGCTTATGCAAGTAGGGGTGCTTTATTTGGTGGTCTCGTAGGTGGTTCTCTAGGAGGCATAGGACAAACAGTTTCTATCGTTGTTCCTAAGATAAAAGGAAACAAGATAGTTGGAGTAGCTGTAGATAAAGTAGATAACTTTAAGCAAAACATGACAAACCCTGTTTATAATTCTATGAAACTTGGTGGTTTTGCAGACGATCAAATAGAAAGATTAATGGTAGATCAACCTAAAATGGCTCAAAACATTCCCGAAGTTTTATCTAAAGCTATGAAAGATGGAGGCGTTGGTTATTCTCTAGCTTCTAATTCTCATTTATTAAATAGTTCTAGGTCTTATTTAAAAAAAATAGGAAATAATATAGGAAAAACTGTTAAGGCTATAGATGAAGAGATTACCGACCCTAACATATTTCCTAAGCTTAATCAAGTAGCTCAAAGACAAGTAGATGAGTTGGAAAAACTAAGACCTAAGTTTTTAAACCCAAAAACAGGTAAACCTCTTAGTGATGACGCAAGGAAGAAAGTAGCTTTAATAGACAAAGAACTTGATAATCTTACAAGTGATTTACTAGACGATGTTCGTTATACTGCTGATGATCTACAAAAGATAAAAGTAGAATATCATAAATTAGGTAAATATGATAAATTAGGAGATCCCACTATAGTTCAAGATATTAATAGAGCTTTAGGAAGAGGGTTTAGAGAAGAATTAGTAGATTTAGCTGCTAGAGTTAGAAGTCCTCTAGGTGAGAAACTCCAGAAAGAATTATTGGATTACAATAGCTTAGCAACATTTGTTAATCAATTTAATAAATCAGCTCCAGATAAAAGTGTTTTTTCAAAGTTAAGAGACTTATTTTTTGGTTTTGGTGCTTTTACTCTAGGTCTAGCTCCTGTAAAAAGTGTAAGTGGGTTAGCAGGAATGACTTCTGCTTTTGCTCAATCAGACCTTAAAAATAAAATGATGGTCTTAGCTGATATAGAACGTAGTAATACTAAGGTCTCTAGTAAGGTATCTAGGTTAATTAATAGTTTTTTTAAAAGAACAAAGTTTGACAAATACCCTGCTATTTCTGCTGCTGTTTTAACTAATAATCCTTTGTCTAGAAAAACTGAAGGAGAGTTAGTATTAGGGAAACCTAAAAACGAACAGGAAGCTGTTATAAACATGGCTAATAATTTTGATAAAATTAACGCCAATCCTTTTCTCATGAATAAAATGATGCTAGATGCTAATTTACAATCTAGTGCTCCTAAAACATATGGACAACTCAAACAGGTAGCAGGTAGAGCCTTTGTATTCCTAGACTCTAAACTACCTAGAAAAACTCTACAAGTTAATCCATTTTTAAAGAAATCTTATCCCATTTCTGATCAAGAAATTTATAAATTTAAGAAATATGTAAAAGCAGTCGAAGACCCTCTTTCAGTTTTAAAAGACCTAAATAGTGGAAGTATAAGCAGAGAAGGTATAGAAGCAATACGATTTGTTTACCCCACTCTTTACTCAGAAATGCAATCAAGTGTTTATGATGCTCTTGAAAAGTCTGGAGGAGAGACTAGTTACAAACATAGATTGCAATTAGGCATACTTATGGACATGCCTACTGATTTAGCCCTAGAACCTGAATCAATTAGAGGATTGCAGTCATTTTATAGAGAAGCTCAAGTATCTCAGGCAGGAGGAGCTATTTCTGCTGTAGCGGCTGATAAGCTAGATTTATCTCAATCTCAGGCTACTGAACTAGAAAAAGTCAGTAATCGTAGAGACTTGAATAGGTCATAATATAATATAAATACAAGGGTAGAAACTAAGGGCTACAACCCTGTACTCATAAGGAGTTTTCGGTGGGCAGAAAGAATATTATCTATACTTATAAAATGCTAGACGGTATTGATCTAGACACAAGTGCCAACAGTTCAGCTACAGTTACCACAACAATTGATCATATGTCAATTAATATTGTATGGTCAGGTTCCACTGGCACAAACACTGGTTCCATAGTGGTACAAGGTACCAACAAAGACCCAGACGCTGCGGATTTTGTAGCAGCAGATTATTTTGACCTTACACTCTCTGGAGGGCTTATAAACCTTACAGGAGCTTCAGGGGAGCATGTTGTCATTTTTGACAAAATACCATTTAGAGCCATAAGGCTTGCTTATACTAATTCAACTCATGCAGCAGGTACGGTTAGTGCCATAATGTCTGCTAAAACCATAGGAGCGTAGGATGTCACAATTTATATTTCCACCTCTTACGGCTTCATTAGATTCTGAACAAACTAACGGCGGTTCCCTACCTGCGAAACAAATGGTTATGGCTGGTTTTGACTCTACAGCCACTAGAGCCTTGTTGACTGATAGCTCTGGTAGATTAGAAATTAACGCTGTAGTTTCTTTACCTCTTCCTTCCGGTGCTGCTACTGCTGCACTACAAACCGCAGGTAATGATCTTTTAAATACAATTGATGCAGATACTAGTATTTTATCAGCAGCAATAAAAAATATTCAAAGTGCTCAGGGAACAACTGATCCAGGTCTTCCTGCTCTTGTAGTTAGAAACGATACTCTTGCAGATTTATCTGGAGCCGATGGAGATTATACTCCTCTACAGGTAAATGCTTCAGGTGCTCTTTATACTGCTGTTCATTCTTCTGCTCTACCTTCAGGTGCAGCTACGGAAGCTAAACAAGATACAATTGAAGCTACACTAACAGCTATTGAAACTGATGTAGATACTTCAGCAGGAGCAGTAAAAAATATTCAAAGTGCTCAGGGAACAACTGATGCAGGTATTCCAGCTTTAGTGGTTAGAAATGATACTCTTGCAGATTTATCAGGAGCCGATGGAGATTATAGCCCTTTACAAGTTAACGCAACAGGTGCTCTTTATACTGTTTTATCAGCAGGTACAGCTTCTATAGGTAGTGTAACACTAAACGCAAACTCTGGAGTAGACATTGGTGATGTAGATGTTACATCCCTACCTGCCCTACCTTCAGGTACAAACACAATTGGTAAAGTAGATGTAAATGCCATAGCTCCTGTAGACTTTTTAGATGCAGGTGTTTTAGATTCAAGTACATCTAACATTATATCAACTGGAACTACTGGAACTGTTGTAGTTTCAACTCTTGCAGCAGATTGTACAGAAATAGAAATACAAGAAGACATAGGTGAGTTTATGTCTCTTAGAGTTGGTGGAGTTGTGAAAGCCTTTTTACCC